CATTCCAGTTACTGGTCGAGAAAAACTAAAATCACCACGGGAAGTTCCAGTTGCACGTTCTTGGTATGAGGTTGGATCACCCAAATCTGATGCCAAAACAATGTTTTTATTGGCAATCCAGAGACGATTTCCAGAGTATGCCATCCAATATCCAACTGGGATAGTTGATGTCTGAGTACCAACTTTATCAGAACCATCCCAATATGCTGGGTATGAAATGCCATCTTGGATCATAACAATCCTGTGTGATGGAGTTGAGAATTCTTGACTTCCAGTAGTCAGATTTGCAGATTTAGTTGCTAGGGTAAAAACAAACTGATCTACATCCGCTGATAGCTTTATGTTCTTTAGTCTATAATCTTCCCAATTACTCGGCTGAACCAGCGGAAATGGGGAGTAATAGACATTGCCATTTACGGCAAACATCATGTAATTCAATTCGTCTGCAACGATTCCGTTTCCGTTAACATCAAAGATCTTGGCAGGAGTTAGTGTAATCACCCCATTGATATTCTGTGTTACAGGGGCATCCTTTTGTTTGTTTGATGCAAAAAGAATTCCACCTTGGAAGTTTCCAGATGGGAGAGACAACTGCATTTTATGCCCCGGTCTGGTTTGAATCAATCCTCCTCGGACTGTTACGTTAACACCCCATTTAAACTGGTTGTCTGGCAACAACCACGGATTTCTAACAGAGTTGACACCCTGAATCCACCCGCTGGATATCTTTGACATCCGACCTGCTGTGATGTTCTCACTTTTCATGTTTAGAACATTACTGGATCAGATGTATCACCATACGTTTCAGAATTGATCTGCGGTGGAACAAAAGCGTGACCATCTTGATGTTCCTGCTGATTTTTTAGGTACGCTAATGAGAATCCCCAGTAACGAAGTGCCTGTTCAGCAAAATCCTTATCTTCCAAGTCGCAAGCGTGGACAGCAGTAATGATTGCGCGTGTATGCTCAATCGGAATGAAATCGTATTTTGACGTGATGACTGGAGGCTTAATGCGGTATGCAATCCGCACCCACGCGCATGGTTTACCGATACGAATCCTGCGATACTGCGGGTTGACTTCTTGCGGATGATATTGACCAATCAAGGTTAAATCATTGCTACGTCCATAATCCATAGCGTAAAGGCTCACAAAGCCGTCTGTAAGGGGTTTTTGAATGTTAGCAACACTCTTAACTAGGGTTGGATCCTCAATGGCATCGACGAAGAATTTGGTCTCCGTGGATAGTCCACTAGTTAAAAACTCTCTTCTTCCAACAACGCTAGATAGGTTTTGAGATTGTGCTTTTGTGGCATACAATTCAAATTCATTGTTATCAATTCTACGAATGAAATATGTCGTTCCTGCAACAAGACCATCTGGCAGGACATCACCAGAGTTGACTCGCACAGTTACGGATTGACCAGTTGTGTATAGCGAAGCGTCAGCCACAATGCTTGTGGATGGAGATACATTTAAAGTGCGTTGAATGTCTAATGCCAATTGACCAGTGCCGGGGGTTGTAATCGGAACCAACACTCCACCAGAGTATACATTAACACTATCTCCAATCACCCTTACTTGGTAATCAGTTCCAGCAACCAAAGGAGATGGCAACACTCCGCTAGTAGAAAATTTTACAGTCTCATTTTCCTGCAAAAACTGCACAGAAGAGGGTTGAATCAGGTTGTTATACGGCAATGGAGAGACGGAAAATCTCTTCGCATAGTACGCTTGACCAGTTCCAAATGAAACTACGTTAATTAACCCAGATAATTTATAAACTGTAATTGTTCCAGTTGCAGGTGATGATAGTGCGTCTTCTATCGCATAAATAAATTGATTTGGTGCAGGAATAGAAATTATTACTGCGCCAGTTATATTATATCCTTCACCGGGATCAGGATTAGATATTGTTGCAATTGCTCCTCGTATTGTAACTTTGTTTCCTGAAACATAACCATGGTTAATTGAAGTTGTAGCTTTTGCAGTGCCATCAAATAAATTAACAAGTGTAGTTATTGATATTGTATTTCCATTACCAGATAATCCAGCCATTGCATCTGTTTCTGATGTATATGCTGTAGCAAGAGATGTTGAAAGCACATTTAAATATGCTGGAGTTGACCCATTATCAATGGATGGACTAGTTGTTGGAAGCAAATAGTCAGCACCCCAATAAATCGTAGATGGTGTGGTTAGGTTTGTGAAATCACCTAGCCATTTATTTGTAAAAGAAACACCAAATGCACGTGACAAAACAACATAGAATGTTCCAGTAGCCGATGAGGTGATATTTACATCACTAAAATCAGAGTTTTTAACTGTGAATGTTCCCGTTGATCCGTTCAATGGGGGTTCTGCGCGATATGCTGTACCAGACAGAAGTGGTGAAGGAAGCGTTCCTGTTGCAGAAAACTGCACAAACACACCAGTTGATGGGGTAATAACCACATTTGGAATAGACGTGTATTCAGTTCCAGATGTTATTAAATTAATTGCAATAACTTCTCCAGAAGACACAGTTATTGTTCCGCTGGCAGAACCAGTATATGGAGTTAAAAGATTATATGTAAATGTTGTTGCCGTATCATCTGGTATTGAAGAAATAATTCCAACAGCAGGAGTAGCAGGAGTTGGCAATGTAGATGCAACATTTATTTTAAATGTTGTAGGCCCAGTAACAATTACATTGTAATTTGCATTATATCCATCAGATGTTCCAGTTGCTCCAGAAATTGTAACGCGATCACCTGTATTGTAATTATGATTTGCTTCTGTAGTTACTGTTGCTGAAGTTGCTCCTGCTGTAGCTTTAATTATTGATAATACATTTGTATTTATCCGAGGAACAGAAATAAAAAAATCACCACTTAAATTACTTGGTATAGCTCCAGAAATTTTAACAAATTGATCAGTAAATCCGTGTGGTGATGCTGTTGTTGCTGTTGCAAAATCGACAACGCTTGAAATTGATAAAACAGAAAGATTTGTGTTATTTACAGTTGCCGTTGCAGTAGCTCCAGTTCCTCCACCACCAGTAATTTTTACTTGTGGAGCTTCAGTATAATTAAAACCTCCAGAAATTTTAGTAAATCCAGAAACAAATGATGTAGTAATTGTAGCAGTTGCTGCTGCCGTTCCTCCAGATAATGGAGGATCGATTGTTATTGTTGGTGCTGTAGTGTAACCAAATCCAGCGTCAAGTATTACCACCGCAGTCACGGAAGTTCCAGCAAGCAATGAATAGCCTGTTGCTGTTTTAATTTGAATATTACTTCCAGCAGGTGGATCTTGTGGAGCAGAAAATGTAACGGATGGAGCAGTTGTGTATCCTGTTCCACCAGCGGTTACACGAACGCCAGTTACAGAACCAACAACAACCGCTTGAAATTGCGCTCCAGATCCAGATGGAGCTGATAAAGAAAGGCCACTTGCGGTTATTTGACTTTCTGTTCCTGTCCTCGATGCTGCCTGAATAAGTTTAACAAGAGAAACTGTACCTGATCCAGCAGTTGTGAGCTTGATTGGATTTACAAAATTAGTTGGTGACGATGAAAGCGCATCAGCCTGTGTGGTATGTATAGATACAGATTTAGTATCCACGATGTTCACAAAATAATTTTGGTTTGCAATTAAAGGTTGTGGAAGCGTCCCACCAGAAGTGAATACCTGAACTTGATCACCTTGAGTTAGTAGGTGATTTACGCTAAATGTTAACTTTGTCTCTGGAACAATCTCTTTGCGGATATCAACATTGATTGGGTTAGTTGATCCTGTTGTGTGAACTTCGTTAACATTTGCTTGCGCGTCCGAAATAGAATTAAAAACCTGAAGATGTGTGGAGTCTAAAAGATTACCAAAGTATGTAACTCCAGAACGCAACCCAATAGGCAATGCTTGTGTAGCTGAAATTGTGCCACTTGTTATATCGGTTGTAAATCCAGCAACTGAACCTCCAATAGATGTGCTAACCTGAAATGTATCTCCAGATTTATTGATAACATAATATTGTGTGGTTGTATTTAAACCAGAACCTCCATTTAAAAATGTAAA